CTGTCGCCAAGTAAAGAGTAGAGACAAATCAATACGTTGTTTTTCACCTTCAGAGAAAGAGTCATAACCAAAAGCATCACGATGGCGAGATAAAATTGATTCATTAAATTCTTCGTCAAGATCAAAGTGAACGTAAAAGTCAAGAACTTGTAAATACTGATTAATGAGCTTATTCATAACTGGTAGATATTGTTTGATGATCTTTGTCTTAATACCAGTATCTTTCAACATTTCTGCGATTGCTGACTTATAAGAATAAGTTTCATTTAACCGCATCTTTGAATCATTAAAATCTTGTAGTTCATCTTTGATTGCAGCAAGATCTTTGTTTGCTTTATCAAGATCAGCTGATACATCTTTTTCTAAGAACTTTTGGTTATCAGATATGTCTTTTTGAAGTCGTGATATTTCTTGCGAGTTGGCAGTGAGTTTATGTACCCGATCTCGAAGCGTTGAAAGTACGCTAGTTTGTTGTTCAATCTCCGATTCCACTCCTTGGCCTTCAATTCCGATTTCTTTAAGCGCTGTCTTCCACCGACTCTTTTCCCCTTCAGCAGCGGTGAGAATCTCATGTTTATGGCCGTCTGAAATGGCTTGGTCGCAAACGGGACACGAGCCATTCTCTTCGAAAAAGGTGATCCGCTTCTCGACGTCGCGGATACTCGATTTCCTATCTTGACTTCTGAGGAGTAAGTTCTGCCTCCTATCATGTAACAGTTGTAACCCCTGTTCGGCTTGTGATACAGATTCATCGAGTCCGATGCTAAGCTTACTATTCTCATCCTGTAATTCATCGATGAGATCCTTCGATGCAGATATCCGAGATTCATAATTTTTCCTATTTTCCTCCGTCAAAATAGAAACATCAGATATATATTTTTTCTGAGTTTCAACTTTATTCTTTGTCAAATCAATTTGATAAGCTAAATCTTTGAGGTTGTCCTTAATTGTATTAGTTTCTTCTCTCAAGATTTGGTTCATCTTTGAGAAAACACCAATATCCAAAAGATCTTCAATAACTAATCTACGATTATGTGGATTCAATTGCATAAAGGGAATAAAATTTGAAGAACCAAGTACCACGACTTGGTGGAATGATTTATGGTTCAACTTCAAGATATTTTGTTCAAGGATTCGTTGATACTCTTTAGCGTGAGAAGATTGGTTAATCATTTCACCATTCTTCCATATTTCAAAGATACTAGGTTTAATACCACGTACTACTTTGAACTGAGCAGTACCAACTTTGAATTCAACTTCGACAACACATTGTTTATTATTAATCGAATTAATCAATTGTGGTTTATTGATATTACGATGTGGTTTACCAAATAGAGCAAAAGAGATAGCATCCAACATCGTGGATTTACCAGCTCCATTTTGACCAACAATCAATGTAGATTTATGTCGAAGGATATCGATCTCGGTAAAATTATTACCTGTCGATAAAAAGTTCTTATAACGAATTTTCTGAAAGATAATCATACAATTTCCAAAGCTTGAGCCTGAGTCATCAGGTCTCTCATCATCAATTTAATTTTGTCTTTGTCAAGATCAGTGTCTACACCATCGATATAGTCATCCATGAGTTGTGGTGTATCATCAACTTCAAGACCTTCATCTTCAACATTTGAGCCAATAAACTCATTGAAGTTTTCAGAAATCTTTAAATCATAGATGTCTTGATTTTGAATACGATCAATAAAGCGATCAAATCCAAAGCTATCAGACTTTTCAACTACTACAACCTTAACAAACTTCCTATCCAATATCGAAGTATCATAATCATGATAATCTGTTTCTTTGTCATTGTACACAATTTTATAAAATAAAGTGTATGGATTTCTAACTTTTTCGACTTCTCGAGTTTCTGTGTCAATGATGTGAAAGTATTTTGCATCATGCGCATCTGACCAAAAAAATTCCATTTGGCTACCAAGATACCAAATATTATCTTGTCGAGATCCTACATGAAAGTGACCAGTTAGTACAAGCTCAAAGCGTTTAAATAAGTCTGCAGACATACCATGAGTATTTTTTACGCCTCTCATCATTTCAAAACCATTTAACTCAAGATGAGCTCCAAGCCAATCAGCTTTACAGTTTGAAATAAACTCCATAGACTTATCGTAATTATCTTGGCAAATCCATGGAAGCATAGCAATCTTCAAAGAACCATACTCCATCACAGTAGGTTCCATGATAATATTGACTTCGTTCATAAAGTGACCGAGTAGTTCTTTCAAACTATTCATGTCGTTTGTATTCTTAAAATACGTATCGTGATTACCTGGAATAATATCCATGGTCATACCACGTTTACGCATTTCGTTTAAAAAACATTTACGATTGTGATTAAGCGCTTTGACATTAATTACTTTACGATTATCATAATAATCGCCAAGGTGTATAATTTGAGTCACACCTTCTTCTTCACATTTTGGAAAAAATACTTTAGAATAAAATTCACTAGCATTATCTAAAAATATTTGTGATGAATTACGGATACCACAATGCGTGTCATTTAAGACAGCAATTTTCATTATAAAAACTCCGATAAATCAGAATCAGCGTTTACTGTTCTCTTCTTTCTACTTTTCTTTTGTTCTGCTTTTTTATATTCTTTTATTTCGTTATCAACAAATTTGACTTTTTCGATACGTGATTTAAGAGTGTCAACAAATGCACCAGCAACTAAACCTGAGGTAGCATCACCATTTTCATCGATCATAAAATCTTCTACGCCTGAATTGGCAATATATTTTGTTTTAATCGCTTGTTGTTTTTTCTCTTTTGCAATTCTTCGAAGGAAAGCATACCATGAAATTTGAGTAAAATATGCAAATGCATTTGGTTTACCAGTTCGTGTTGCAGCCTCAATATCATAATTATTAATGGCTTTAAGACAGTTTTCAACTGCATCCATAACCATTTCTTCGCGATATGTATATCCAATAAAATTAATTTTGTGAGATAATCCTTCTGCAATACGCAGAAAACATTGAGCTACATAATCTGGTACTTTTGGAATAGAATTGCTTTTATTTTCTTTAGCTTCATTTACTGTTTTTACATAATCAACTACTGCCTGTGAAAAGTCAGCGTTGTTAACATAATGAATGCTTTTTCTCTTTTGTCGCATAGTTGCTCCTTCATTATTATAGGTATTCTATCACATTGAGCGAGTAATGTACACCTTTATATTTTCATTTTATTAGTAAAAATAATTTCATTTTATATATGTACAGGTTCTAAAAAATATGGTATAATTAATAGAGGTTTTGAGGGGGAGAGATATACCCTATATTTCGTCCTTAGATTTATATTGCCATTCATCTGTATGGCCTACAGACCATTTTGGTTCTACTTCGACCGTGTAGTTTTGTGTACAAACTTTAAAATCTGGTCGTTTCAAATCTGCTGGAGTCAGGCTCGAATCCCGCCAAATAACTCTATTATTTGGTTGTGCAGCAAATTGTCCATTATCCAAACGAATGACGTTAAAAGATTTATGTTCTGGGTCGTGTTCTGAAAAATTAGTGTCTAAAATACTTTTATCTCTATGTGCATTATCAATAGTAAATTGATATTCTCCAGCATGCATCTTTCTATCTTTTCCAAAAAATTCACAACGTGCTAATATAGGCTTTTCTACTACTGTCAAATCATAATCAAAACAATCCCAAAGTTGAAGAACATCAAGAGGTAAAAGTTCACCGTGATCTGTTTTCCAAACGAAAGCAGAAATAGGTAACTTATCATAAAGTGCACCGTAGTCGGTTAAAAGAGTTTCGAAGTACAATGCTTTATACATTGTGCTTTTTACACTAATCCAAATGCCAGGAGTAAATTCTCCATGACCTTTTTCTAAATCATACAGATATTCTTTTCTTACAAAAACTTCTACTGGAGGAAGCGGATGAACTAAAAATGCCATTAATGTACCGTGTCTTTTGGTTTAAATTTTACTACGTTTTCACCTACGTGATCTTCTTCGGGATCTTCTTCAAAAGATTCTTCGTTATATTCATCTAATATTTGTGACATATATGCATGGATTTCATTATCGGACATTGACTCTAAATCTTCTAATGTCTTCCCATGTTTTAAAAATTTATTCATTTTTGTAATAGCATTAGCATAATGTTTTAAAATAGAATTAGATGGAGTGGTTTCAAGTGTAATACTTCCAATACTTAAAATTTGTAAACTATCTAAATTTTCTTGGAATGCAATAAATGGTCGTAGAGAGAAGTATGAATATCCTTCTTGCAGATTTTCTAATTCTACGATTCGCATAGCAGCACGAATGACGAGAACATCATCTTCAGTATCTATTACATCAGCAACTATCTCTTCGCCACTAACTAATTTGAATTGCTTAAAGTTCGGGCTCATAGCTCAACTTTGTAGGTACGAGTCTTGAATTTTTCTTTTTCATAAATCTTAAGCCTTTCCTGTCCATGCAACCAAGCAAAGTTCTTTCTATTATCAGTGCTTATATTATCTATAATGTCATAAAGTGTAGTTGCAACATTATTATCTGATTTTCTTAATCCTCGTCCGATCGATTGAAGGACACGGATTTGGGACTTAGATGGTGACGCAAAAATAATATTATGCAAATTACGAATATTAATCCCAGTGCTGAAAGTCCCAAGGCTAGCCACGATAATGGCATTTTTCTGTTTCTCCACTATACCGCGAATCGCTTCTCTATCTGCAGTAGCTACACTTCCTGATACAAAAAAAACTTTGCGATTTTCATCAGCTTTATCTTGTATCATATCAAATAATGGTTTGCCGTGTTTTTCGACAAAATTAAATAAAACGAGTGTATTTCCTTTTTGATCTAGAGAAAGATTGCGAATTAATCTATTTCGTTTTTCGTTTGTGACGATGTACTCGATTTCATCTTGATAGTCTTTCGACTCACACTCCCGTCTGGCATCTGCCGAATAATCAAGAACGAGTCTGTTAATGTTGAGCTCGGCGAGAGTTCCAGAGTCTTGAAGCTTTTTGGTAGTAGTAACCTTAAACGTTTTTCCAAAAAGTCCCTGAAGCACCAACTCATGAGTTTGAGTTCCATCCAAAGTCCCAGTCGTGCCATATCGATACTTAGCCTCCGTTGCTTTATTCATAATATTCATAAGTGATTTAGATTTAAATCCATGACACTCATCACCAATCACCATACCGAACTGATCATACCATTCTTTAGGTAATTTATAAATCGATTGCCACGTACTTACACAGATAAATTCTTCGAATGACTTATCTTTTCCAGAATATATTTTATGTATATCTTCTTTATCTCCACCGTATTCGATAAAATCTGAATACATTTGTTCTACAAGAGAGGTTGTAGGTACGATAACTAATACCTTTTTATCTTTTACTACACGCAAATAGTATTGTAATAAAATATAGATTATTAAAGATTTACCAGATCCTGTAGGTGATAATAAAATCCCGCGCGTGCGATGCAAAGCTTCCATGATTGCAATAAATTGATAATCACGAGGATTAAATGGAAGATTTAATGTTTTGATAAAATCAACGACTTCTTTTGGATCTGGCCTTTGTTCTTCTAAAGGCGTTCCATATTTTGTCTCTACTAATTCGTAATTATATCCACGACTTTCAATATATTTTATGAGATGATGAATTAAACCCGCAGGTAATTCACCACGAACCGAATCAAATAACCTAATCTTTCCATCCCAAACCCTTCGCCTAAAAGCAGGCATATATTTGTAACCAGGAACGAAAAATGAAAAGAATTCTTTTATTTCTGCAGCTTGTCCAAAATCACATTCAACATGTAAATTTGCGTAACTTAAGCGCCTGATTCGAATTGTTTCCATTTAATAATATTTCCAATCGTTTGATGTCTCCAATTAAGATTAGAGACTATTTCAGTTAATGTTTCTACTAACGTCTTAAAATATTGTATTTTTTCTTCTGATTTTTGTATTTCAGGATCAGAATCGTAATAGTAGTCCATATCACCTTTCATGATTTTTAATCCATTAAAGGGATCTGGATTCCAACCAAGCTCCTTTATAGTTTCTTCATCCATCTTGCCATTATACCATTCCCACTTTTGTTTGAGCAAAGTCTTTTGTGAAAACTCTGCTCGCTTAAGTAAGAGTTTGGCATTAGCTAATTTTTCAAGATATTTTGCATGTAATAGGGGAGTTTTACGGGAATCTTCATCAAGTTGCATACTAAGTTTACTGTCCTCTGCCCAATCGGCAAGGACTTCTTTGATATCAATCATATCATCTCCATAATAAAATATTATCTATACTAGTTCAAAGTCAACAAATCTGAATGACATTTGGCATGTCAAGTATTCTGTTCCGCTTGCAGTTGATTGAAATTGAATACCACCAAGTGTTGTAGGAGCACACTCTTGGTAGCGAATGGTTCTTGTCTTATTGTTGTGACTATTTAAAACTGATAATGTAATATCTGCAGTTGATGGTACTGCAGTATCGCTTCTATCGAGCGGACCTTTCAATGGATTATTTAAAATTCGTCTCATCCAATCGTTCATCTCTTTATATGCTGTCATGTCTTCATCTACGATTGTATCTAAGACTAATTCTCCAAAATCAAGTTCACCACCAGGAATGGGGATATTACGAATCTTTCGGAATGGCATTTCACCAGCCGCTAGCGTAACATCCGGGTGCGATATACCTTGACAGAAAAATTCTAAGTTAGGATAGTTTTCTCTATCAATGGATACTTTAAATCCTGTGGGTTGTAAGTAATTTAAATTTGTAGTAAGCGCCATATTTGTACCTCATATGTCTTATTTATACAAATAAAAAAAGGGGTGGCCGAAGCCACCCCCCGAATCGAACGATTCTTTTGCTTATTATGTAAGCAAGTTGTTAATCGCAGAGATTCTGTAGTACTGGTTAGT